GATTTCTTGACTAACTAAGTTTAATCTTTCTTTATTTGAATCTTTAAAGATTTTAATTTGCTCTGCTTTTATATCTTCAACGTTAATTACTTGAGTTTTTGCAATATTTTCTGTTTCAAGTGACTCAAAAGCACGAGCCGTCATATTGAGAAAGTTACCAGTAAGTGAGATAGTAATACATAAAAGCCATATAACACTTGCTAATATTTTAGTTTTCCAGGAGTGTGTGACCCCTATAAGCATTGAGAGTGCTACAGACCCGACCGATGGTAAAAATCCGATAATACCAGCGAGGATATCATCACCGAAAGTTGGCTTCCAGCCCATGTAAGACAATACAATATCTAGGCATGTCATGGCGAAGATAAAAATAAATACGAGAATGGAAGACAGTGTTAATAGTCTAGGCTTATTCATTATATATTATTTATAACAAAAGTGAACCGAGAGGTCTTCGGCCCCCTCGGTTCGGTAATTTTGTTTGTTCTTGTAAGATTAGAAGTACACAGACTGTCCAGCTGGTGAGAACGCTTGTCCAAGACCAGTTACGATCACAACGTGGTAGTAGAGATCAGCACCGAAGATGTTGTCAACAACACCGTAACGAGTAAGCAAACCTACGCGAGGCGCGAAATCGTTGGGGCCAATAGTTCTCTGAACCATGATTGGGATGTATGGGCAGTATATAATTCCTGTATCGTAAAACTCTGAACCTTTGTATCCAAGAAGAGCGTACTCTATGGATTCATTAGTAACGTTGGTATAGCCTTGGCTGCCGTAATTAGCAGGGGACTGTACTTCCGTACGAGTGTCACGATATACTGAGAATCTTCCTCCAACAGAACCTACCTTAGCAATACCAGTTGGTTGTGTAGACACGTCACCTTGTACAGGTACCCACTGGAATTCAGGGAGCATCTCAAGGATGGCGCATACACGTGGTGTTGCAACGATGAAGTTAGCAGCGCCGCGTCTGTTACGGATCGCGATTCTGTTTGCTTCAATGATAAGTTTTTGATAGAAGTCTCTATTTCTCTCAACGAGCCAGCGGCCGTCAGCGGATTGTGGGCTCCAGAAGGAGTAACCAGCACCACGTCCAGCATTTAAGCTAGCTTGAATCATTCTCATGATCATTTCACGGTCGATTTCGGCCTGAATCTCATACGACATAGCGTTTGTGATTTCAGAGTCAACATCGATTCCGTTCATGTTCTTGAGGTCTTGCTCGAGTTCAACAGACCAACGAGCACCCAAACGACGGGTACCAGCTTCAACGGCTGTCTTTTCAAACTTGACTTCAACCTGTGGGATGTTACCAGTAATTTCGAATGCAGACAAGATTTGGGCTACGCCGTTATCTTGATTTGCAAAGCTCCATACACCTTCTTTTCCGGACAGCTCTGATGAAGAGGTACCGGTAAAGCGTGTATCGAGATACTGATAACCTAGCTCTCTGTTAGCAACAGTACCATCATAGCCACCAGGTAGTGATTGACCTGGGACTGGAACAGTCTTGCCGTCAATACCGGTACCTAGAGTCTCGGATTGGTAAGTGTAACGAAGAGCGAACGCAAGTCCAACAGGACCTGACATAGGCTGAACACCAACGATTTCATTGGAGATAAGCTCAGGAAATGTACGACGAATCATCGGAATAAGGATCTTAGGAAGACGCGCATCTTGCGGAGCATAAGTATCACCGCTTCCGATGGTACCGTTGCCAGGATTGTACTGGCCACCCGCATTGCCGCCAAACGCTCCGGTTCCGGAGGTGTTTGACTCCTCGATACACCACTTCTCTTGGTTCTCAAGAAGAATAGCTGTATTGAGGCGATTTGTGTCATCTGTAATTGCCTTAACTGTTTCAGAAGAATAGTCAAGAACAGGAGCCCACTTCTCAAGAAGTGAATCTGCTCTATTTCTATCAACGAAAGATTGTGTCGGTTTTATTTTCATAACTTTATATAATATCAATAACTCAGGTTAAATATAACCTCATCGTTCGGGGAGAAACTACTTAAATCTTGCTAATTCAGACAGGTAAGGGTTGGAGCTAGCTGCTACTCCCTTATCCTCTGTCGCTGACTCCTTAATAACAGGTGCATCAGCTTTTACGGTACGGCCATCAAACGCTTCTTCCTTGATAACATCAATGCGCTCTTTTTCCTTCTTGTCGAACAGTCTTAAAGTATAATCGAAATTTTCTTCAATAAACTTTGCGGACTTATCGCTTAGTACTCTTTTCAAATACTCTTTCTTTTTCTCTGGAAGAGAAGTGATTTTTGATTCTAGTACTAGCTCAGCCTTATTACGTTCATATGCTTCTTTGAGAAGATTATTTTCCTTCTCTACTTTAGCAATAGTAGCCTCAAGATCACTAATACGTGTCTTACCGTCTACTACAGCGTCTTTAACAGACTCTTGCATGAGCGCGGAATCGATAGCCAACACACTGCGTAAGTTACCCAGAACCTCCATTGCAGTCCTGTTTTGTGTTGCCTCTAAAATAGCCTCAGCAGGAACAGCTTCATCAATAAACTCTTCTAAGTACTCTGAAATTGACTCAACAATTGTATTTTTAAACTTCTGCGCATCTTCTTGCACTTCTTTTTCATACTTCTTGACAACCTTAACAAGCTTTTCTGCATTATTGCGATCGACCGCCTCTACTATACGCTTTAATTTAGCAGTATGATCCTTATCAATGGTAGCAATTAGCTCAGTTAATTTTTCAGCATACAGTTCATCCTGTGCTGTTAATGCAGATTCAACAGATAAAGACATTTTATCCTTTATTGCTTCCTCGATAGTTAGTATAGATTCTTCTGTGAGAACCTCTTTGATGTCTTCCGGTAATATTTGGGCATTGCTCATAATTTAGAAAAGTGGTTTGTTGGTTGCTGCATTAACTCTTTTAATTAACTTATCTTCAACAGCGCTTTGTAAATATTTATTAGCCTCTGCATACTTTTTATCAGAAACCGCAGAGATAAATTTACTGATCTTTACTTTTGTTGATTTATTTGATTTTGTTTGTGACATTTTCATGTTTATTTAGAGTTTATTGATAAACGATACTATTCTCTCTCTAAGAAAAGCATCTACCTCTTTAATAGGTAGTCTTGAAATTGATTTTTCAAAATCCTCGTAAATCTCTTCATACTTATCTCCACCATCGCTTAGTACCCATTGTTTTGATTCTAAGATCCCATTAACAAATGCCTTGGGGTATGATGGATCTGCTACACAGTCTACTGCTACTAGTTTCATATTACGTACTGTTGAGTGACCAGCATTTTCTTCCAACGTTCCTAATGCACGAGAACTCATACCTACTTTAACACCGTCATTAATAAGCGATCTGACAATTTGACCACATGGTGTTGTAAGTACTTTAGATTTGCCATAAAATACATTATCTTGCTCGTACATCTCTGTAACCATGTGACAAGCGCGCTCTAGATCTACATCAGCTGATGTCGGGTGGTTTAACTCACCCATAGCACGTCCTTGCTCAATCATATCCGTATTATACCTTGCAACCTCTCTACGTAACTCATCAATAGGATACATCCTCTTGTTCTTGTTTACGCCCTCAGCCATCATATAGGGACCCTTAATGTACAGGTTTGATGGTGTGTTTCTGTTTGTCTCTTCAACAACATATTCAAACTCATCTTCCAGAGCAGGTTTTTCAACTAGTAAACTAAACGCTTGCGCCATGTTTATATTTATGTTAACAGCTTTGTTTTTCTATATTTAAGTTACTTTAAATCCTTATCGGTTATAATCTTAAATTCGTAACCCTTGCGCTTAGCGTATTTACGTGCGGCGTCCCATTTGCTACTATTAATAATCCACTGCTTTTGCTCATACAACAAATGTTTTTTCTTTTTATATTTTGTCGTTGGTGGGGTCGTCTGGCGCAGTGGCTTAATTTCAATTAGGTACTTCTTTAATATATTACCTTCCTTAATCATAACAAAGTTGTCTACATAGTAACGGTGAGTCTTATTATCAAGGGGAGATACATATGGTACAACTACACTCTCGCTAGACCACTTAACAACGTTAGGATTACCGTCGCAAAACCGCATAAACTTCAACTCTAACCCAGAACGAAATACTGCCTTTGTACCAATAAACTTTTCTTTGTTTTTTGGCCAGAAAATTCCCTGTCTGTACTTACTCGACCCCATTAACCAACAACAAACATTGGAGGATCATTATCACCGAATCCTGATGTTGCACCTTCTAGAAGCATTAGTTCAAGCCGCGCTTTATCTTCTAAACCTTCCTGCAGTAGCTCATAATTGAGATTTCCACCGCCTATTCACGTAACTCCTGTGAACTTACTTCTCACCCTACCTATAATTATCTTAGTAAGTGCAAGTGAATACTCATA